TGCTAACGGTGTTAGCCATTTGTGTTTCTCCTTTTAGGTTTTATCCTCGAAGGAGCTTGGCGTATTGGTCAGGGTGTTTCTCTCGGAAATTGAGCCGTTGGCGTGTGTCCATCTTGTTAATGTCCGCAAGAGTGACATCATCAGCCGATATGACCCGTCTCCCGCCACCACCCGCAACCGACGCGCTCGAAGCCCTGCGTAGGGTGTTTTCTTCAATGCGCTTCATCTGGTCGGGCGTGTGGCCCCCGTTTGCCTTTGGTTCGGGTCTAAGAACTTCCCCGTTCTGGTCGGCCTTTTGGCCGTACGACGGATGCAATTGCCCAATTTCGTAGGCGATCATCGCGCCGTTATAATCGTCGAGTCCAAGCGAGTCGGCGTTCGCCGCCGCCGCTTGCAACTCTCGGTGTAGCTTTAAAGCTTTAGCCCTCTTCCACGGTTCCTGAATGGTGTCAGGATTTTTAATTACCTCTATTGCCTGCTTAACAACAACGTCGAAATCAGGATAAATCTCTTTGGCGTATTCCTCCTGTGACCGCTGGGCATCGGCAATTGCGGCCGCCCGAGAATTGACTTCCTGGTCACGCCTCATTTTCTCTTCCTGTTCCCTTAACTGGATCTCTCTCCATGCCTTTACCGTGAGAGGCTTATCTTCGGGGTCTTCGATCCCGAACTCGTCACCCTGGCCCCCCTTCGTTTCGGCAAGCTTTGCTTCCAGTTCTTCCCGCGCCGCCCGCTCCTTTTCTAGCTGAGCCTGGATGTTCTGGCGGGCCGTCCGCTCGTTCTTCATCCTGAAATACAACCCCCGCATCGGGTCGCCAGGAGGAAGGATGCTCGATAACGTCTTCTCCTGTTCCGGCGTCGGGTTCCACTCTGGGATTCCAGACACCCTTCGTTCCGTTGGCTTTGGTTCTTCCGCCTTAGCTTCCGGCTCTTTGACTGGCTCAGCCACTTCCGCCTTCTTCTCTTCCTCTTTCTTGTCCTTGGCAATCAATCCATGCTTTTCAGCAGACTCAATTTCCGCCTTGCTCCACCCGCGGGCCTTCACATCCTCCCGCGTAGGAACCACAGGCGCGTTGATAACTTCCGCTTCCGGCACTTCAACCGTCGTTTGAATCACGTCAGGCATTTATTTTCTCCTCGTGTTATCCACGTTTTGGGTTAATCCACATCCCTTTCCCGCTATTCCCAGCCCTCCACCACATATGGGTAGCGTCTGCTTCGCCAATCAGAACCTCGCCGCTGGGGGCCTCAAAATACTTTTGACCAGGCCCAAGCGCATCAAGAACTGGCTTTACTTGCACGGCTTTTGCGGTTTCTTCCCTTTTTTCTTCATGGCCGACAACCTCGCTTTTGATTTGTTCGGAGACCTGAGAAATAACATCATTCTCCACCACCTCCGTCGATTTGTTGCGTGAACCTTTAGGCCTGCCCATAATTCCCCCTTATCCCGCGATCGGCGCGCCCATTTGTCCGGGCTGTTGCGCCATACGCGCGTTTTTAATTGCTTCAACGATCTTCGTCTTCGTCGCTTGTGGTAACTGGCTTTCTTCGATAATCAGTTCCGGCGAAATGACACCGGGGTATGCCGTAGCAATTTCTTTAAGCTCCGCCACGTTCGCCATGCGCAACGTCTCGGATGACACGGCCTCTCCCACGCTCACGTCATACGACCCCAGGTCTCCGCTTAAAACCTCCGCAATGGCCAACTCCGCCATTTCTTTGTCATAGGGCATCGGTTGGCCTAGTTCGTCCGTCATGGGCTCCTGTTGCATCGTTTCTGGGTTCATGAGCATAAGAGGCGGAAAATTTTTCTTTAAAAAGGCGTCGCCTAGAACTTTCTTCGCCGTCTCCGTGTCGAAAATCTTTCCCAATTGAGAAAGAACGAACTTCCCGGCCACCTTACGCGATCGGCTCAGATTGTCGAAAAGCTCCTGAACCATCAGAAGGCCCTGCTTCTGACGCAAGGCGATGGCCCGCCCACTGTCGCTCCCACCCTGCTGGACGGCCAGAAGGTCGGCGTTGATGCCGAGGGACGACTTCATCTTCTCTAGGGCGTCTTTGCTGATTTCCGCGTGAGCACTGGAAAGAGGGGCTGGTAAAATGCGCTGGGGAGGCTGTCTCCCAATTTTGTATTCCAGGTCCACCCCTGGTATAGTCCCAAAGTTCCTAACCTCGTCAGCGTTTACCCACGTGTCCTGTTCCAAAAGCCAACCGGAATTTACGGAGCTGTTCAGGTGGCGGATCATTAGAGTTGTTGCCTTATTGTGGCGATCCTGGGCGTTCTTGACGCCATGCACAAGCCCTTGTATCAACAAATGGCGGTCATCGCCGGACAGCGGGGCAGTAGAAAACCGTGCATAAAACGGAATAATCGGGTAACTCTTCCACTTCGGATAGAACCATGCCCGCTCGTTAGCCAACGGCTCTTCCATTCCTGGAATCAAAGCAAAAATCCAAATTTCCTGGACGCTCTTTTTGATGTGGATATACCGTTCCGGGTCCTCTTGCGGTGGTGCCATGGGTTCCTGCACAGGCTGGCCCATCGGATTCATCGCCGCCAGCATCCGCGCCTCTTGTAGCGCACCCTGGTATTTAAATTGGGCGTCCACGATGCTCGCCTTGTAATCAGATATAAACTTGTCGGCCTTCTCCGGGCTCTCTGCTTCCGTTACCGCCCCCGTCTTCCGGTCACCAATGAAGGACCGCGGGCAAGATTTCTTGTAATACCGCTCTACCAAATCAACGCACTCACCTTCATAATCTTCACCGCTTTCGGCAGAGGACGACCGCGCCCCAGGATAGTCCCGGCCCTGTATATGCTTGTCGCCGCCTCCAAAATCCACCCCTAGTTTCCCGTCAGAAACCTCTCTAATCTCTTCCTCTTTCTCTGGGTAAAGGGCAATCACATCCTCTTTGTCGATGTCCCGCGTCACCTTGTAAAGATATCGGGCGTCCGAAAAGTCATATTCGCGGCTTGCTGGGTCCGGGAACACCTGGCAACCGTCCAGTTTCTTCCACCGGGGTTTTCCGTTTAGCAGGTTGTCTTCGTTGTCCAGGTAAAGTTCCAGGTGCGATTCTCCGCATGTGATACCGTCTTTGAACTGTTCACTAGACTTGTCGCCATAGCCGGACGTTTCGATGGACTTCTTGAAGAGATACGACGCGATCTCGGCCTTTAAGCCGTCCTCTTCGCCTTCCGGGAAAGCCTTAAAGTCCGTCCGGTTCTGGCGTTCCAACCCGGTCAGCAGGTAAAGGTTAGGGGCAATCTGGTTATCCGTCGCAGGCTTAATCTCCGCTTTCTCAAGAGTCGCCTTGTCCTCGTCGCTCCACTGTTCACCAAGGGCGTATTTGAAGTCCTCAATTTCCCGCGTTGTTAGCTTAGATTTCGATTTTGCGGCGGCCTTAAAGTCGGCCATCACGCGGGAGACGGTCAAGTCTTTGCCTTTCGCGTCTTTCTTGTCTTCGTAATCAGCCACGGCCATTCACCCCCACCGGGACAATCAATTTAGGCTTTCGCGCCTCTTCCTTAGCCTTCACGGTCGCCGCTTCCCGCTCTTTCTGTGCCTCGCGGTACAACAAAATATGGGCCGTGTCGATCAATTCTTTGAGGGACTTTAGGCCCATGAGGATCAATAAGCGATCCCATATGGTCAAATGTTCAAGAATGTTTTCAAGCGCACGTTGGCGCGTTTCCAGGAACTCCCACTGGTTCAATACCAGCATCTCCCGCTTGGCGTTCCTGGCCTGGAACATTCTAAATTCCGATTCTCTCATCCCAGCACCGCCACCGCTGAGCGCGTTTCACGCATGCTATGCCGCTCGTATTTGTCCGGCTGGCGCGATTGTCCGCTCTTGTGCCCCATATCTAAGGCAGTCGCCAGCGTTCTAAACGCATCCGCACCGTTGGACGACCAATCATGATAGGGCTGATTGTTGTATGTCTTCTTCTTCTCGTCGTATTGTTTCCGGTAGTTTTTAAGAGCGTTCAACCCTTCGCGACACTTCTCAGAATCGAACCAGAACCGCCCAAACAGCGTCCTTACGGCGTCAATCCCATCATGGATAGGTAGACGCGGGGCCACGTTGAAATCAACCCCCAGGCCCATTGCCGTATCGCGTCGGCTCTTGCCGTTCGTTAGCTCGCGGACTTCGATGTCATGGGGGGCGGTGTGGCGACCGTAAACGTAAGGCTTCGCCTTCATCTTCTGGATGTAATGCGAAAGCCCCTGGCCCGTGCCTTCCATGTAATCGATTATTCGAATCTCTTGGCCAACGGACTGAGAAAACCAAATTGACATGCGGTCATTGATCCCGAGGTCCCACCATGTATCGACAGTCAACGCCTCTTCATGCGGAACATGGCCCACGCGGCCGTCACGGTATGCCCTGGCTATCAGCTCCGCGTAATAGGCCCCGGCAATGGGGACAGTAAAGTCACACTCATACTCTTGGAGGTAGAGGGCTTCGTTGCCGTAAAGACGGACGATCTCGCTTCTTTCTTGCGCAAGGATGTCTTCGGAAATGACGCGCGTCTCAGACGCCCTGTCAATCCGGCAAAACCAATCCTTCGGGTTTGATTTCGCCAACTCATAAATCTGGTATCCATGGTTTTCACCACGAGGAGTGAACACGAAGATTGCCCAACCACCATTCTCTGCAAGGATAGGCCGAACAAATCCCCATGCCGTAGGGTCCTGCAAGCTGTATTCAGAGAACACAACACCGACCGGGTTTGTCCCGACGATCGAATCCACATTGTCGGAGCCTACTAACTGAAAGATCGAGCCGTTCTTAAACTTGATCCGCATCTCCGCTTCGTTCGGCTGGCCGTCTATGATCTCCGCCGGGAAGTGATCAAGAAACCTGTTCCCGTCTTTGTCGATCCCGTTCCAAATTACTTTCTTCGCCTGTGAATACGTCGGGAAAACGTAGTAGTAGGTTCCGACCCGCTCCAACATTTTTTTGGCGACCAGGTTGATACAAGTCTTGTCTTTCCCGCTTCGACGGTGGGCAACCCACACGAGGCGATTCACTCCGGAGTCGATGGCTTGCAAAATTGGGAGCTGGTAAACGCGGGGGGTGAAATTATGAGGGATTCGCATAATTCACAATTTCGATCTTCAATGGTCCGCCATCTTCTCCGGTGTGCTTGACCTGTTGCGCAGGCTTTCCCCAAAGCCGATCCATAACTTCTTTGGCGGCGGCAAGTCGGACATTCTTTTCTGCCAACGGGTCGTTCATGAGTTCGGAGCAGAACTTGAAAGCCTTTAAGGCGTCTTCGGCGTAATCACCCAACTTTGCTTTAAGCACTGTTGCGGGAAGAGGTTTCCGCCCAGCCCCCACACGTGCCCCACCAGGGGCCGGAGTTCCCTTAAACGGCATGGGGAAATCCATGGTGAAAAATAAAAGCCCACTCCCCGAGGGAAAAGGAGTGAGCTAGGCTATGGGGTCTTCCTAAAAACAGAAATGACAATGTAACCCTCCGTAAGGAGAGCCCCATTGCCTGAGATTATTTTACATGAGATTCTGTAAAAATTCTTTTATTTTCTTTGGCATTTTTTGGCGGATTTTGTTTTGTTGTAATTTGCTTCACGTGAAACCTTCGACACGCCCGGTAAACTGTCCAAATAGAAATTGCCAGATCGGCCGCAACCTGCTTTGGTGTTTGTCCGTTGTCCAACAAATTCACAATCTCAAA